TATTGAAAAAGGAATTTTTGAATTTAGCATTATTTACATAGTTATAAATAAATTAAATGAAAATTATTTATTACCAATATATATTGATAAATTATTATCAATGAAAGAATTAATTAATAAAAATAAAATTACCAAAATATTAAATGATGATAATTTTAATTTAAAAAAAATTGCTTTTATGAAGAAAGAAGAATTTAATAATTTTATTTAATAATCACAATTATTTATCATATTAATTCCAAGACCATTTTTATATTTTTTTTTACTTATTATAAACTATTATTTATTTAATTTTTACTAAAAAAATTGAAATTTTTATTTACATAAATTACATTAAATATAAAAATGGAAGAAATTACAACTAATTTGTTAGAAGAAGAAATTTACAATGAAAATCCATTTAAAAACTTTGAAAAAAAAGATTGTGAAAATCATAAACTTTTGAATTGTGAGAATAAAAGTAAAATTAATTTACAATGTGGTCACGTATTATGTTTTGAATGTGTAAAAACGAATATTGAAAAAACTTTTGGTAAAGAAATGTGTATTGTAAAACTTGATAAAAGAAAAATTTATAACTTTGAAGGATGTGATCAAATTAAAAAAGATGCTTATTTTACAATGAATTTATCAACAGAGGAAACTTCTGGACTTATTGATTGTTTTCATTGCAATGTCAAATATTCAATACTTTCACCAATATATAGAGATTTTGGTTTTCCAAAAAGAGTTGATTCTGCAATTGTATTTAAGGAAGAGGAGCAAGTTTTATTTTATTATTTATCAACTGCTATTGACATTGTTCATTTATTAAGAAAAGAAAAACAAATTGAAATCTTACAAAATTTTAATTATGAAAACGAAAATAAATTATTAAAAAATTTAATAAGTAAGAATAATCCTGAAATTTATGAATTAAAAAGTCAAAAAGATTTTTATGTCGCTGTTCAAACTGACGATGTATTATTTACTTTAATAGAATTTGACAAATTCGAAAAAGAAAAATACACTGTTTACACTTTGACAGATTTTAGTAGATATTTACAAATATCTTAACAGCAATACTAATTTTTATAAAAACATTTTGTTATAAATAATATTTTCCATAATAATTTGAAGGCATATTTTCACATAATTTATGTGTGTCTTCTTTTTTAATAAATGAAAATTTTATTTCCTTTTTAATAAAATTCTTCTTTTGTTGCTGGTTCTGTATTTTTTATAAATTGTGAAATACAAAAATAAAACATTAACAATTTTAATTTATTTTTGATATTTTTAAAAACATAAATTATTTTGCCATTGGCGAAACAGAATGAAAATTAAATTACTGAAATATTAAATGATATCAAATACCTTATTATTATTATTTATGAAAAAATTGAAAATACAATGATAATAAATAAAATAAAATAAAAATATGTTTAATGGTAAGTGTCCTTTTGATATTCATTGGTATATTTATAATTTTTTAGATATTGAGAATAAAAAAAATGTTAAACTATTAAATAAAGATTTCTATAAATTATGGAAAAGAGATGTTGATAATGGAAGAATAATTAAAAAATATTTAATCAAACATTGTAAAATAGATGATGAATATTTAAATTCTCCGGATCTTATAAAATATGTTTATCCTAATGAAGTGTATAATTTAAAAAATGTTAATAAAATTTATAGATATTATATTCAAAAATATGAAATGAAATATTTATTATCTTGTCCAGAATTTTTAACAAAAAAAGCAATACTAAATTATGATAAAAGAGAAAAAACATTAAAATGGATTAATGATAATTTAGATAAAGATATAGATAAAAGAAATAGAAGAGATATTTTAAGATTTTTTAAAGAAAATAAAATAACTGTTAAAGAATTATTCTATGCTGGAATGTAAAATATGTTTATTTAAAAATTGAATTTTATTAAATATATATTACTAAATAATAGAAAAAATGTTTTGGCTTTTTAAAAAAGATATTAGTGATAATTTTAAGTTTGATATGAAGTTTCTAAATTATAGAAAATCTATGATAGATGATGAAGAAATATTTGTTTTTGAAAATACAAATAAATTATTAAATTATGATTATAATATAACTTGTTTAGTATCAATTAAAGAAAATTTAATAAAATTTGAAAATGAGAAAATAAATTGTTGTTTTAGGATTAAAGAAGATATATTTAATGATAGTAAAATATATTACGAATATGAAAAAATTAATAATGATGGTTTTCCATATGTTATAGAAAGTAATTATGACTTTTTGAAAAATGTTAATTTTAAAATTGTTGAAAAAGGAAATAATAAATTACTTATTAAAGAAGAAATAAATAATGAATATAGATATTATGAAATTAATTATTAAAAAATGGAAATAATTTTTTTATCAAAATAAATAATGATGATAATATTAATCCATAAATAACAATTCCTTTAACACCAACCTTTCCATCTTCACCTGGATTTAAACTTGTAAAATATTCAGAAAAAAAATCTTTAATCATATCTTGTGATAAAAATAAATAAATAGCAAATATTAATACAAATTCTTTTATGTAAAATGTATTATAAACATAATTAATAAAATGTTTTTGTGGGTTTCCATCTATTACATAATCAATAGTATCTTTTAAATTATCTTTTTCTTTTTTATTTAATTTTTTAGGTTTATCATCATCAAACAAATCTTCTTCACTGTCATGAAGTGAAATATCATTTTCGTTTAATCCATTTAGTATATCTTTAGATATTTTTTTTATCTGTTCATCATTATTAATTATTTTAGTTGAAAAATTATCAGTTGTTAATGGAGGATTTTGATTAAATTGAGGAGGCATTTGATTATTAAATTGAGGAGGCATTTGATTATTAAATTGAGGAGGCATTTGATTATTAAATTGAGGAGGCATTTGATTATTATCTATTAAAGATGTTCCTTCCATATGATATTATATATTATAAATTATAAAATTTTATATATTTTATATTAACAAAAAAGGATTATTTGTTTCATTAAACATTTTGCTATCAATTTCATTATATTTTTTATTATCTTTTTTAATATCTACTATTTTATTTATTATAGTTTCATTCAAATTCCATATTTTTTTATATGACATGGGACATAAAAGAATTATAAAACATCTACCTAATACTTTTTTGTCAAATAATATTGATGCTTTTTCATTAATATAATTATCATTATTTTCTTCATATAATATAAACATTAATCCTAATATATCTTTTTCCTCTGTTTTTTTAAATGTATTTCCAATTACATTAAATGGTTTATCACCTGAAAATTTTAATTCTTTTGTAATTTTATCATCAATAATTAAACCAGTATGATAAAATAAGTTAATAACTAAACCAACAAAATCATTTTTATTTATCATACAACTAACAGGTTTATTATTTGTTATTTGAGTTTTTAGTAAAACAATATTATTATAAATGGGCATTGCTTCTGTATTTATTACACACGCAAAACTATTAAAATTATCTTCATCAATATTTTTATCATCCATAAACATTATTTCATATACATATTTTTCATCACTATAAACCATTATTGTATCAACATATCCTTTTTCACCATTATTTAAATCTGTAAAATAACCAAAAATATTATTAAGCCTATCATCTGTATTTTCAAATGTATCAGAATATTTAATATAAGGAGCAGATAAAATATATTTTTCAATATGAAATTCAATTAATTCTCTATCATCTGGTTTATTCATATTAAGTTCTTTATCTTGTATTAAATCATAAATATCTCCATAAACATCATTTCTATCAATAATTAAATAATTCATAATTTTAAATATTTTTATCTTTTTATTATATTTTATAATAAATAATATTTTTTTTATTAAATAAATTATAATATTATGGAATTAGACAATCAATACATAAAAATAATATTAAATATACTTTTTATTTTAGTGATTATTTATATATTTTATTGTATCATAAGTAATTATAAAGTATCATATGTTCAATCAAGTCGTGATGTATCAAAATTTCAAAATAAAATACAATCTTTAGAAAAAAAAATAAATGATTTGGAATCAACTATAGACAATAATGAAAATATTAATGTTTCTACAACAAATCAAACTCCACAAATTAATCCTATTATTGAATTTGATAGAAGAAAATTATTAGACCCATTTATTGACCCTTCTACAAGACCCCCAGCTTCTCAAGTTCCAACACCTGAAATAGCTTCAATTACAAATATAGCCACTCAAAATATTTATGATTCATATCATCGTGTTGGTTTATTAATAGAAGAAAATAAAAGTGAAAATTCAACAAACGACGATAATTCAATATTAGAATTAATGGGCAGATTATTATATCATAATTTTTATCAATATTTTACATCAATAACTATGGGCAATAAAGTTATAAAAATAGATATTAAAAGAGAAAACGGACAAGAATTTTTTAATGGTGACAAAGTGTTTGTTCCAGAATTAAATAGACATTATACTGTTAAAATTGATAAAAGAGATATGATTTATTATAATCCATACTTTCCAAATCACATTTAAAATATTTTTTTAATTATAAATAACTTCATAATCTTTAAAATCATCAATATATTTATAATCTTTATTGCATTTAATAGTTTTAAAATTTTTAGGAATTTTGTTTATTTTTAAATTATAATTTTTTAATTCTAAATATTCAATTGAATTAGGAAGATTATTTAATTTTTTATTACAATGAGAAATATATATTTTTTTAATACTATTTGGAAAATTATCTAAATTTAAATTATCTCCATGTATTTTTAATTCTTCAATATTATTATGTAAATTATCTATTATATATTGATTATCAGAATAATTTATAGTTAAACTTTTAACATTTAATGGAATGAATAATTCTTGATTAAAATACCTTCCAAGAGTCAAATGTGTTAAATTAATATTATTTGATAAATTAATTTCTTTATTAAAACGACGTCCAAAAGTTAAGTGTGTTAAATTAACATTATTTAATAAATCAATTTCTTGATTAAATTCCCATTCAAAAGTTAAATGTGTTAAATTAATATTATTTGATAAATCGATTTTTTGATTAAAATTATTTCCAAAAATTAAATGTGTTAAATTTATATTATTTGATAAATCTATTTTTTGATTAAAATCTTCTCCAAAGATCAAATGTGTTAAATTTATATTATTTGATAAATCTATTTTTGTATTAAATTTACTTTCAATATAATTTTTTTTATATTCATTTTTATACTTATTATTTGTTTCAATTGCTATTAAATGCTCATTATAATTACTAAACATAATTTTTTTATACTTATTAATCACATTCTGATAATTTGTTAATTCTTCATTAAATTCAGGTTTAAATATTAACAAATCATCTACAATCCAGTAAATATTTTTCATTTTTATTATTAAATAATTATTATATATAAATTTTCAATTTTTAATAATAAATAACTTCATAATCTTTAAAATCACTAATATATTTATAATTTTTATTACATTTAATTATTTTAAGTTTTTTGGGTATTTTTTTGATTTTTAAATTATAATTTTTTAATTCCAAATATTCAATAGAGTTTGGAAGATTATTTAATTCTTTTTCATAATATTCAATATATATTTTTTTAATACTGTTTGGTAAATTATCTAAATTTAAATTATTATTATGTATTTTTAATTCTTCAATGTTATTATGTAAATTATCTATTATATATTGATTATTACAATCATACATATTTAAACTTTTAACATTTAATGGAATGAATATTTCTTGATTAAAATCACATCCTAAAGTTAAATTCGTTAAATTTACATTATTTAATAAATTTATTTTTTTGTCAAAATAACCTTTAAAAGTTAAATGTGTTAAATTTATATTATTTAATAAATCTATTTTTTGATTAAAAGAATGTTCAAAAGTTAAATGTGTTAAATTTATATTATTTGATAAATCTATTTTTTGATTAAAACACCATCCAAAAGTTAAATGTGTTAAATTTATATTATTTAATAAATTCATTTCTTGATCAAAATTTTCTCCAAAAGTTAAATGTGTTAAATTTATATTATTTGATAAATCTATTTTTTGATTAAAACACCATCCAAAAGTTAAATGTGTTAAATTTATATTATTTAATAAATCTATTTCTTGATTAAAAGAATATTCAAAAGTTAAATGTGTTAAATTTATATTATTTGATAAATCTATTTTTTTATTAAATTTATTTCCAAAAGTTAAATGTGTTAAATTAATATTATTTGATAAATCTATTTTTATATTGAATTTACTTCTAATATAATTTTTTTTATAATCAATTGTACATTTATTATTTGTTTCAATTGCTATTAAATGGTCATTGTAATTACTAAACATAATTTTTTTATACTTATTAATCACATCATAATAATTTGTTAATTCTTCATTAAATTCAGGTTTAAATATTAACAAATCATCTACAATCCAGTAAATATTTTCCATTTTTATTATTTAATATTATAAATAAATTTTTCAATTTTTAAAAAGTGATAACTTCATAATCTTTAAAATAACTGTTTTTATAAAAATATCTTAAAAAATATTACTATTTTCAACTATATTAATAATTTTTTTGTTATATGTTTAATTTATTTATTGTCATAATTTATTTATTATGATAGTTATAATATATGACTATTGGAATATTTGACCCTGAAGGTAAAAATAATAATCCATTAAATAATGAACCATATAGTGATGAATATAAAATTCTTAGTAAAATGTGGTCTAATTTACCTGGTTATCAATATGGTGAAAAATTTTTAAAATTATTAAAAAAAAATGATGTTGTTTTAATTATTTCAGCAACTGGTTCTGGTAAATCTGTTTTAATACCTAAATTTTGTCTTCATTATATGGATTATAAAGGATTAACCATAATGACACTTCCAAAAAAACAAATCACCAAAAATACCGCTGTATTTGGAGCTAAAACACTTGATGCACAAATTGGTGAGTATGTTGGTTATCAATACAGAGGTGAAAGTAGAAAATCCGATAAAACAAAATTATTATATTGCACTGATGGAACCATAATTGCAAGAATTAAATCAGATCCATTAATTAAGGACATTGACATATTAATCATTGATGAAGCACATGAACGTTCAACAAATATTGATTTAATATTATATTTAGTTAAAAATGCAATTAAATTAAGAAAAGAACAAGGTTTAAATGAACTTAAATTAGTTATTATGAGTGCAACTATAGATGAAAGTATTTTTAAAAAATATTTTAGTGATGAGTTTAAATATGATTATATGGAAATGTCAGGCAAGCCAAATTATCCAATTGAATCAATATTTTTAGAAAACAGTATTTTAAATAAAAAAGATGAATATTTAAAAAAAGGTTCAGAAATCATATTGGATATTGTTAAAAAAATAAATAATGAAAAAATTCCAAATGGTGATATGATATTTTTTTTACCATCTGTGTCAGAATGTAAAAAAATAGCTTCTGATATAGATGAAAAATTAAATGATTGTTTTGTTATGGCTTTATATTCAGGATTTCCAAAAGATTTAGAAATTTTTTTGTCAAATGCTGAAGAATATAAAAAAATAAATGAAAATTATAAAAGAAGAATTTTTATATCAACAAATGTGGCTGAAAGTTCATTGACATTAGAAAATATTGTTTATGTTATTGATAGTGGATTAGAAATAAATATTTTATATGAACCGAATAAAAATATAAATTTATTAAAAACAGAATTAATATCACAATCAAATGCTAAACAAAGAAAAGGTAGAACTGGTAGAACAAATAAAGGATATTGTTTTCATTTATATACAGAAGAAGAATTAAATAATACTCATAAATATCCTCCACCAAATATTAAAGTTATTAATTTACAAGACATTTGTTTATTATTTATGAAATTTCAAAGTGATATAAAACAAAAGGATGCTTTAATAGAAGATGTTAAAAAAATGTTTAACGAATTAATAGAACCACCTGAAAAAGATTATATACATAATGGATTTAAAATTAGTATAAAAAATAATTTAATAAAAGATAATATTTTAACAAATATTGGAAAATTAGTTATTGATTCAAGATTAGATATTTTTCCTGCTTTAACATTATTATATATTAGTAATATCAATTTTAAATTATTTGACAAAGTATTATTAATAATTTGTATTCTTGATAATATTAAAAATATTGATGATATGTTTTATTTTGACATTGAAAAAAAAGAAAAACAAAAAATAATTGAAAAATTTAAAAAAAATTCTTATAAATCCGAACATATTTTATTATTAGAATTATTCAAATATGCCATTGATAATTTAGATAAAGGGATTTTTAACTCAAGATTTATTAGAGATGTTAATAAACGATATAAACAAAATAGATATAATTTATATAAATTATATAAAGAAAAAAACATCAAAATTGATATTAATGCGGTTAATTCAAATGACAAAAAAAATATAATTAACTCATTTTTATACGGATATAGTTACAATACTGTTAAAAATAAAAATGGTAAATTTTATTATAATGGTGTTTTATGCGATCTTAAAAATAATTTATTTGATTATAAAAATACAAAAGAACTTATATTTTCAAATAATTTATTAATAACTAATTTAAAATTGTCAGTATGTTCTGCTAAATAAAAATTGATTTTTTTTAATTTATAACAGTTATAATTTAATCGTATTAAAAATGGAGAACACAAAACATGCTAAAAATTGTATTAAAAAATTTACAACCGTTCTTCAAGATTTTATAAAAGATAATGATATATACAATTTTGAAAAATTTATTAAAATATTATATATTGAATATAAATCAGAAATATTAACTATTTTTGAAGAACTTTTACAAAAATTAATATATCATTATTATGAAAAAAATATAATATTTATTAAACTTATTATTGATAATATATCAAATAAAGAATTTATAGATATAATTGAAGAAGAATCGTCTTTTATGTTCAATTTAATTGTTGAATATCATTGTGATATTGAATTTCAAAAATATATAATCAATAAAAATGTTCCAGAATATTTATTATTTAATTCAATAATTGATGGTATAATATATATGGGATATGAATATTTAATAGAAATTACATTTAATAATGAAATTAATGATATTATTTATAATAACATTAATAACGATAAAAATTTAAATATATTAAATGTTTGTAAAAATTATGGAAATCAAAAAGAATTAAATAAAACTATTGCTGAATTAAATATAGAATTCAACAATTTTTATTCAATTTTATTATATATTTACAATAAATTTAATTTTAATGATAAAAAAAATATAATAAAATCTTTAAATGAAAATAATTTTGTCAATCATTTAAAATTTTGGTGTATTAAATCAAATAACTATATTGATTTTATTAATATTGAAAATAAAAAATTTAATTGGAAAAGAAAAAGTCCTTTATTATTAGTGTGGTATTTTGATGATAAAAATAAAAAACGTAAAATAAATGAATTAAAATTAACAGAAATGCCAAAAGATATGATAAGAGAAATAATTGGTTTCATATAAAAATTGAATTTTATTTATTATAAATAATATAAATATCTTAATATGGATAATATTCGCAAAGCTGATGAAAGTTATAATGATAAATTAATAAATAATAATTTTAATAATGATAGTGATGAAGAACTTGAATTATTAAGAAATATACATAATGAAAAAGACAATAATGAATATAAAAGAAAATATAATATAATCAAAAATAAAGGATTATTAAATGATAATGAAACAGAATTAGAAAGAGCTATTAGATTAAGCTCAATAGAATATGCAGAAATTTCTAAAGAAAGAATACATAAATTTAATCATTCAGAAGAATTGGAAAAAATAAATAGAGATAAAATAATAGAAAAAATAAAACAAGAAAAGGAAAAACAACTTAAAAATCTTATGAATAAATTATTAAGAATAAAAACATTAGAAAAAAATGATAATAGTGAAACATCAAAAATTCATAATATTATTTTAAATCATATTAATAATGATGAAGAAATAATGAATATTGATGAAAATGATTATATATTAATAGATAATTTTTTAATTGAAAAGTATGAAAAACCTTTAAAAATAAATAAAAGGTGTTTCATTGATAAAAGTGAATATGAATATTTAAGAAATCGTTTTATTATTGTCTAAAAGACATATTTTCATTAAAAGGACAATATATTTTTAATAAAAAATTTTTTATATCATTATTAATTTTTGTATTTTTAGAAAGATTACTATAATATATTACACTCCAATCATCATTTTCATATTTAATATTTTCATCAATTTGATATAAATCATTTTTATATGTTAGTCCTTTAATATTTTTTATCCAAATTTTATTATTTTTATATTTATTATGAATAAATTTAATTATATTTATTGATTTTCCAATAATGGCATTTAGACAGCTTAAAATATAACAAGAATTTAAATTATTATTATCCAAAAAATAATATAACTCATACATATCATATTTAGCTGATAAATATAATAATTGTTCATCATATTTATTATTATTTTCTTTGTATATTTCTAAAAAATTTTTATATACAGTGATTTCTATATTGTTTAATAATAAATTTAAATATTGTCTAAATTCAATCCATAAATTTAATCTTTTACTGTTAAGATTTAATAAATCATTAATATTTAATTTTTTTAAATGAAATAAATCATCAAAATTAAAAGGCATTATATGACAATCAGAATCTTTAATAAATTTACAATTTGATGTAATAACATCGGATAATAAAAAATCATCAATAATAAAATTATCTTGAAATATTAGCAACATTGTATATTTTAATTTATAATAATTAAATAAAATCAATTTTTAATTATAAAAAAAATTGAAAATGTAAAAATATTATTTGTTAAATAAAAATAAAAGAAATGAATAAAGTATATACAGTGGATGATGATTGGTTAAAATTTAATGACACATTTAATGAAGAAATAAATAATTATAATAATATAATTAAAGAACATACAAAAATAGATTTAGGGTGGGATTTTAATAAACCATTAGATTTGAGTAATAAACAAAATTTAACACATTTAAAATTAAGTGATTATTTTAATCAAGAATTAAATTTAGAAAATAATATTAATTTAACACATTTAGAATTAGGGCGTTTTACTACTAATGTAATATCTGTTCCAAATAGTCTAATATATTTATCAATAAATCATATATATAACAAATATATTGATATTTCAAAAATAAAACATCTAAAATTAAATGTAAATAATATTCCTCTTATGAATATTTTAACGAATAGTTTGGAAATTTTAGAATTGGATGAAAAATTTGTTTTAGAATTAATCAATTTACCAAATAGCATTAAACAAGTTATATTTAGTTTAGACAGTCAATATGATGAATCATTAGATAATTTACCAAATAGTGTTGAATATTTAAAACTACCTCAAGATTATTTATTAAAAATAAAAAAATTTCCAAAAAACTTAAAAAAAATAGTTTGTGTAGAAGATTATGAATATATTGATGATTTTAAAAATTATGAAGTTGAAACATATGAATATACTGAATTCTATCAAAATGATTATTATGATAGAATGTTTCCAGATGATGGAATAATAATATATAGTTAATTATTAAAAAACATTGCGAATGATATCATTTACATTTGAAACTAAAATATATTTTTTTGTAGAATTAAATTCAATAGATTTATTTTTAATTATTTCTTCAATATCATTTTTATTTTCTTCAGGCAAAAAAACGGTTTCAATTCCGGATTTATATGCCCCTTGCATTTTTAATCTAACACCTCCAATTGCCTTGATATTACCAAACATATCAATTTCGCCTGTTAATGCTATTTTATTATTTATTTTTTTATTAACAATAACAGAATAAAATGTTAAAAATATTGCAGAACCAGCACTTGGTCCATCTTTTACTGAACTTGCATCACTAAAATGGCAAAAAACACCTTGAGGGTAATTTTTATAAAAAGTATTTTTTTGTTTTTCAGATACAATATTCATGGCACAATTGAAAGCGTATTTAACACTTTCAGTCATTACTTTTTTAAGATTTCCTGTTATTTCAATTATAAAATTATCTTTATTTCCATAATAATTTTTAACAACTTGAATAGATAAAATACCACCAATTTCATTTCCAGAAGTATAAAGTCCATTTGTAAATCCAATACAACTTTTAGGATGTGTTATTTTTTCAATATTTTTAGGATGACCGAAAATATTAATAATTAATTCTTTATCAATAATTAATGGATTTTCTTTATTATACACAATATCATCTTTAAATAAACCTTTTTGTTTTAAATAATCTACATTTAATTTAGATAAAATATTATCTATCTTAATTCTTAAATCTCTAACACCAGCTTCCATAGTATATTCATTAATTAAAAATTTAAGTGTTTCATCATTAATTACAATACTTTCAAAATCAAATCCGGATTCTAAACATAATTGTTTTAGTAAATGTTCTCTTGTTATTTTTAATTTATCTTCTAATACATAATTATTAATATTTATAACTTCTAATCTTTTTAATAAATAAGAACTTATTTTTGGAATTTCATTAAATGAAAATATAAATATTACTTTATTTAATGGAAATGTTACTTCTTGATAAAATCTATCTTGAAATGAACTATTTGTCATAGGGTCAATTAAATGAATTAATATATTCATTATATCACTTTCTTTTCCATCTCTATTTAAACATTTGTCTAATTCATCAAAAAACATTATACAACGTGCATTTTCAGCTTCACACATTTTTTTAATAATCAAACCAGGTTGGGCGGATGAATATGTATAACCGTGTCCATGTAATAATTCACCATCATTTTGACCTCCCAATGTTATTTGAATAAATGGCAAATCTAAACAATTTGACAAAATTTTAGCAAATCTTGTTTTACCAACACCAGATGGTCCAACCAAAGCAATTGGTTGAATAGTTGTTCCAGGTACTTTTATAATTTTTGATAACATTTCAATAACTTTTCTTTTTGGTTCTGTATGACCATAAATATTTTTATCCATTTTGTCTTCAATATCATTTAAAAACACTTTTATTTTTTCTTTATTGTCTTTTAATATAGAAAAAATATCATCATCACTATTAGAAATCCAAGGGTATTTTAATAAATAATTAATATACATTTTTATTTTATATGTTTCATTATTTGATGATTTTAATTCTTCTATTTTATCATAACATAATCTTTTAACATAATCTGGCATTGATTTTGATAATATTAATTGATTTTTCATATCCATATCTTGCATTGAAAGATTTTTTAATTTATCTAATTCATTATTTATATCAAATTTATAATTAAGTAATAATACTTGATTTTTATAACTTAATTGTTCATATATAATATTTGTAATATATTCATTTTCTCTTGTTGTTTTTTTATCTTTCAATAAATCAAATAATAAATTAACAACTGAAACATTATTTTTATTTCCATATAATAAAATTCGAATAATATTAAACATATTATAAATATTTTCTTTTGCATCTTTTGTAAATAATTTTAATAATTTTAACAATGATAATTTATCATATTCATTATATTTAAAATAATCATTACTTAATCTTTCACACATATTTTCATATGTATAACTTAAATAATCTAATATTTCCATATTATTAAAATATTTATCAATAAAATCTTTATTAATATAAATATTATTAATACAATATTTATCTTTTTCTATTTTTTTATTAAATAATTCTTTAATATTATAAATAAATGGATATGCTAATTGTGATGTTAAAATATTCATATTAATATTATCTTTTTTACTAAAACCTTTAATAATAATATTTAAACCATTAAAATAATATTCTATTTCATAAAATTTATCAAATATAAATGTATTCGCATTATTTTCCACTTTATTGATTTTTGAAATTTTTGTTTCATTATTTAATATATTTTTAATTTCATAATTTAATGGAAAAAATATGGTTTTTAATAATTCATTTATTGATTTATCCATTTTATTTGTAAAAATAATATCTGTTTTATTTATTATTAAATATATTAATATTTCTAAATTTGGAAAACCAACTATTTTACACAGTATTAAAATATTATCTTTTATTTCTTTCAATGGATTATATTTTATATATTTTGAATATTTACTTTCTTTTATTAAATTTAAATTATTATCATTTTCAATGTTATTATAAATTTTTTCAATATTTATTGTATTTTCCAATTTATCTATAGATAAATTATTAATATTTTCATTATAAACATTCAATAATTGTTCTAATAAATTATTTAATATTGACAAATTATTTGATAATGAAAACATTAAAATCTTATAATTTGTATTGATATGTTCCTGTATTTTTAATAAAATATTATGGATTTTAAGAAACTCTTTCTTTATTATATAATATTTTATTTCATTTTCATATTTTTCATCCATATATAATATATATATATATATATCTTTTAATTTTTTGTTTGAATAAAAACAATTTATAATTTTTAAATAATTAAAATTATATATATATTTATATAATGTTAAATACTAAAGGATTTATTAAATTAAAGAATTATAATGATATTATTGTTAATACTACATATAATTCATCCTCTGATGATGAATTAAAAAATTCCATTTTTGATAAAAATGAAATTATTAATAAAATTGAAGATGAAAAATCAATTATTAATAAAATTGAAGATGAAAAATCAATTATTAATAAAATTGAAGATGAAAAATCAATTATTAATAAAATTGAAGATGAAAAATCAATTATTAATAAAATTGAAGATGAAAAATCAATTGATGATATTTTTCAAAAAAAAAAATCTAATATAATTCCAGAAAAAATATCAACTATTATTGATGAAAATAAAAAAAATATTTATTTTGATGAAAATATTAACTCATATATAATAAATTTTAATAATCAAACACATACTATTTCCAACACAGAAATATTGAATTCAATTACTAATAATAAAATCACTGATACAGTTATAGAAGATTTTATTTTTAATATTATAAATATTGACAACATTATTGAATATAAATTTATTAATAATACAACTTTTACTAATGATATTGATATGATGTTTAAACTTCAAAATTTTATTTATGATATTATTAATAACACAACATTCCAAAATAATGATATAGATACACAAAAATCTCTTATTACATTTTATTATCATCTAATCATTTTTATGTTTAAAACACCATTTAATGTTAATTATGATAAAAGTAAAATTAATAATATTTTTTCTAATCTTTCTTACCGTTTTTCATCTATTATTCTAAAACAAAACCAAAAATTACAAAATCAATGCAATAATATTGATTCTAAATTAAATAAACTTAACAACGATAAAGATAATTTACATACTAAAATTAATTTAATCAATGAAAAATTAGATGCCGATACTTCAACATCATCTTCAATTACTAATAATACTTCAAATACTACCAAAGATATTTCAAAAAGCCTGACATCCTTAAGTATGTCAAAATCTAAACAAGATAATTCTAAAAGTGATGATAATAGTGTTAATACTAATATTAGTTCTTCTTCTGTATCCACAGAAGAATTAAAAGAAAAATTCATTAATAATTCTTCAAAACAAAATACAGAATTTATATTAACTGAAGATGAATTAACTGAAATTAATAAATCAGTTGATAGTGTTCCAAAAAATAATTTAGATAATATTTCGAATATTGATAATAAAAGCGTCCAAAATATTGAAATAAATGACAATATTGAACCCATTCCAATTAATATAAATAATAATATTAATGATGATGATATTAAACTATATTCTGTTGGTAATTCCAAATTAAATAATACACATACTTTTGACAAAACTTTTTTTATAAATAAATAATATTATGGATATTGATAATGTTTATAAAGATTTGGCAATACTCAATAAAAATTATAACACATTAAAACTAAAAAACAATATTATTGATAATCAAATTAAATTTTATGATAATCTACTTAATAAAATGTTATATGAATATCATAAATCTTTGACTGTTTATAATAATTAACGTCTTTTTTTATCTAATAAATATGTTTCATATTCATCCTCTTCTTCTACTTCTTCTTCATCTGAAGATTCCGGCGTATCGTATTTATCTAAATCACACTCTAATCCTTCAAATGGTGTTATTAAACAATCATTTGAATAATCAATCTCATTTTCAAGTGCTCTTAATCTATTAGATTTCATTCCATGTTTTTCTGAATCATAAGACGATGTTGATTTATTATCATCATCTATATTTGTTTCATTTTTATTAATTAATCTCATATTATTTAAACTTTTACTCTTTTCTTCCTCAGTTATTTCTATTGGCTTTTTGATATTGCATTTTTTTAATTCTTTGGGATTTTTACCATTGGGTGAAAGAAATCTTTTGCTCATTTTAATTAATTTATACTATATAGTATTCTATAATATTTAATTATTATAAAAATATCAATAATAAAACACAAAAAAAAATTGAAAAATAAAGTATTTGAATGGTTTAACAAATTAAGTTTAATATTTAAGATTTATCAAAGAGATTACACTGTGAAAAATGTCTATCAAAAGTTTTACTGAACAAACCAAAGATTGGGTTAAATTCCTCTCTAATGTGAAAAATTGCTATTTTATTGGCAGTGAATCATTTGGTAAGAACAGTGAAAAGTATGGTGAATTCTGCTTGAAACCTTCTATGAAAACTTTTATGGGAGAACAAGGCTGGTATTACCAAGAATACATTTGTGGGTATTTCAATGGAACTCCTGGCTCTTGCACCAATGGAGACAAATGCAAATTTAGTCACAAACAATTTCCTCGTTGGGTCAAGGCAAAACCCAGAAGAAATTTTGAGTCTTCTTCTCAAGC